GGTTCACGAAGTGGGGCCGTTTCGGTACGGCGATGCGCGTCGCTCGCAAGTTCCGCGAGTACGAGGCGATCTACTTCATGTATCAGGCGGATTTCCGAACACGGGCCTACGCGATTACGACCGTCGTATCGCCGCAGGGGAGCGACGTGCAGAAGGCGCTAATCCACTTTGCGGATGGTAAGCCGCTGGACACGCCGCACGCTGTGGCATGGTTCAAGCGCAACATCGCGAACAAATTCGGCATTGACAAGGTGCCGCACGCAGAACAGGAGAAATGGGTTGACGACAACGCGGAGCTGCTTGAAGCGATCGGGCGCGAGCCTACACGCCACAGAGAGTGGATGGATGCTGACTGTCCTCTGCAATTCTTGGCAGCATGCAGAGAATTCGAGGCATATTGTAGGGCTGTTCGATCAGGTGCACAGTTTGTGTCGCACCTTCCCGTCGGCCTCGATGGTAGCTGCAACGGACTCCAGCATTTCAGCGCAATGCTACGAGATTCGGTGGGTGGAAGGGCAACCAACCTCACTGACGGAGAACGCCCGAACGACATTTACGCTCAGGTTGCTGAGGTTGTTCTCTCGCTACTTCGAGCCGAGCAGGCCAAAGCGGAGCCGGAGCACGCAGACGAAGAAGCAGCGAAGCGGTGGGCGCGGGATCGTGAGTACCTCGAACTCTGGATTCAGCACGGGATCAGTCGCTCGCTGGTCAAGCGCAGTGTGATGACCCTGCCGTACGGCTCTACGCGGTTCTCGTGTGCAGACTTCATCGTCGCAGACTATATGCGGCTTGGTAAGGCACCTGAGTTCAAGCGAGAGTCGTATAGCTTCGCAGCATCGTATCTCTCGCACTTCGTGTGGAGAGCAATCGGTCAAGTGGTTATCGCAGCGCGTGAAGCGATGGACTATCTGCAACGTGCAGCACAGACCATTATAAAAGCCCAGACTCAACAGATCGAATGGTTCACTCCGATTGGTTTCAAGGTCCGGCAAGTGTATCAAGAGGCTGACATCGTTACGATTAACTCTATCCTGTTGGGTGGGGTTCGTATCCGTGTTGGTTCTACTTCCGATCGTCCTGACGTGAACGGGCACAAGAACGGTCTATCTCCTAACTTCGTGCATAGCATGGACGCTGCGCATATGTGTCTTACTACTCTCGCTGCTAAGGCTGAGGGTATCCAGTCTCTAGCTATGATCCATGACGATTACGGTACGCATGCAGCGGACACGGAACGTCTTTACAACATCATCCGGGAACAGTTCGTCTCGATGTACGAGAATAACGATCCTCTGGAACTCTTCAAGGAGATGCACAATGGGCTTCTTCCAGAAACTCCGCGCAAAGGTCAACTCGATCTGCGGGAAGTTCTTCGCAGCAAGTTCTTCTTCACCTGATTCAGTCCTAGATAGTCAACTGAAACAGACGGGTGAATCGGTAGACTATCTAGGCAAGGAAAAGGTAGTTGTGGTGACCCGCCTCTCGCCGCATGTGATGGCTGAACTGGAGCGCAAGTTCCCGATGCCGATCGTGGTGAACACCAGTACACCGATGGAGGTAGCTCAAGCACTGGCCTACCAACGCATCTTCAAGGAGCTTCGCGATGGTTTTGTTACAGAGTGACGAGTGGGATTGCCAGCAAGGATGGGAGTTCTACGACGCGATGGTGCATGTGGCAGAGCAAGCGAAGAAGTCGGGCGCTAAGTCGTGGTTCGCACACATCAACGTGGACGACTGCTTCCGATCGGTGTCGGATGGTCGGCTCAAGGCTGTTCGGGTCGATGACCATTTCGTGATCGTCTACTGCGTCGGAGTCCCGTGGTACAACTCCGAGCTTCGCGTGTTGAGTGAGATGCTGGTAATCCGCATTCGAGCGGGCGGAGACTACCGTAAGGTGCTGCGTGCGCTCGACATCCTTGCCGAGGACGAGCAATGTCGAGTGGTCTGTGTAGGCGATGCGCTCACGCAGGATAAGCGGCTGGCTCGTGTCTACCAACGCGCAGGATTCCGCAGCGAATCCGAGCAGCTAATCAAGGAGCTTTGAATGGGTAACATCTTCAAGCCGCAGGACGACAGTAGCGGTGGCCTCGTCGACGCACCGAAGTACAAGACCGTCTCGCAAGACGAGATGAACTCGATGGACATGAACGCACTCAAGGACCTCGCGTCGGCTGACCCGTGGAAGGTGGGTCAATCGTATGGGCCGGGCCTAGGCGGTGTCGCGAATTTCAGCGGCATTCAGGGCCAAGCGCAGAGTACGTGGGACAACCGCCGCATGGCTGAGATTAAGCAGCAGACCGATGCGGCCAATGCGCAGCGCGCTTCGGCAGAAGAAGCAAGCCGGCAGGCAGCCAAGGTTGCGGAGTCGGCGGCACAGCAGCGGCAGTACACGCAGCAGGGCCAGACGCAATCGCAGGTGCAGAACGTGAACGCGCTCAACGTGCAGTCGCAGATTCGAGACTACCAGAACAAGTCGCCGGAGCAAGCGAGCGCGGACGTGTCTCAGGTAACGGCAGACGGTGCCGACGGCGGCAGCCCCTCGGCGGGCGCAGAAGATCAACGCAAGCGACCGGGAGGTTTCACGAACCGGCCGACCGGCATTCGCATCTCGTAAGGAGTGAGCATGGGTAAGATCATCGGCAGCATCATGGGATGGGGCGGCAACGACGGCAGCGCGATCCGAGACGCGGCAGCACAGCAGGCTGCGGCCACGCGTGCGGCTGCGGACGCTCAGGCGGCGGCACAGAAGGCTGCAAGCGATGCAGCACTCCAGCAGTCGCAGGCGCAGCAGCAGGCCGCTCTGGAGGCGCAGAACTCGTCCTTGCAGGCGCAGCAGTCGGCACAGCAGGCGATGCAGAACCAGCAGAAGCTCGTGCAGGAGGCGAAGGACAAGGCCGGTCAGACGGACAAGCCGACGGTGGACCTCACGGGCGACACGACTGCCTCGACGGACGAGCAGGACAAGCGGCGTAACCCGCGCAACCAGTACGGCAACGGATCGAGTGGCGGCATGACTGGCATTCGCCTTTCGTAAGGAGCGCACATGGCAGACCTCCGCCGAGATTGGGAGGCGTTGGACGGCAGCCGCTCTGCGTTCCTCACACGTTGTGAGCGATACGCAGGGCTGACGCAGCCGATCCTAATGCCCCCGATTGGCTACAACGAAAACCTCGAAGAGATGGAGAACGACTATCAGTCGGTCGGCTCGCAGTCGGTGAACAACCTTGCCAACAAGGTGATGCTCGCACTGTTCGCGCCGTCCCGGCCGTTCTTCCGCTTCGACATTCCAGACAAGGTACTACAGCAGATTACCGGTCAGGGCAAGGACACGACGGAGCTTGAGTCGGCCCTCGCGGTGGCAGAGCGCAACTGCGTGAAGCACCTCGAACAGTTCTCATCCCGCCCGAAGCTGTACAGCGCCATCAAGCACCTTATCGTCACCGGTAACGTGCTGCTGGTCCTGCCGCATGGCAAGGGCGTCAAGACAGACGGCCTGCGGACGGTCGGGCTTCGCAACTACGTGGTGAAGCGCAATCAGGTAGGCAAGGTGATCCGAGTCATCATGCGGGATAAGCTACTGTTCGATGAACTGACGGATCAGACGCAGAGGATTCTCGCAGCGTCGGCCACGCGGTACACGATCAGCGATGACCTGTCGGCCTCCATCGAGAAGTGGGTAGAGCATTTCGTATCGCTGCGTTGGGATGAGGACAAGAAGAAGTACATCATGACGCAGGCGGTGGATGACATCGACCTCACCCCGGCATCGGTTGGTAAGGACTCCCCGTATTACGGCGAGTTCACGGAAGAGGCCATGCCGTACCGTCCGCTGACGTGGGAGCTTGCTGACGAGAACAACTACGGCACCGGGCTGGTGGAGCAGTGCGCGGGTGACCTCGAAGCGATCAGCATGCTGTCAGAGGCTGCGTTGCAGGCTGCGGTGCTGGCTAGCGAATTCCGCTGGCTGGTGAACCCGGCAGGGCAGACCAGCGTGCAGGACTACGCAGCATCGAAGAACGGTGACGCGCTGCCCGGCATGCCGAACGACATCGCGCCAGTGGTGAACGGCGGCAACATCAACCTCCAGCCGATGCAGGCGCTGAACACGGACTACATCAACCGGATCGGAAAGACATTCTTGATGATCGGTTCCGTGATCCGAGACAGTGAGCGTACGACGGCGGCAGAAGTCTCGGCCGTGGCGCAGGAACTGGAGACGAGCCTCGGGGGCGTCTACTCGCGACTCGCGGTGGACATGCAGACGCCCATCGCCTACTGGCTGATCGAAGTGCAGGGGGTGAAGGCGGGAGAGAGTGGGCTAAAGCCGGTCATCATCACAGGCATGGACGCGCTGTCCCGTAACGGTGATCTGGAACTGCTCCAGATGTGCATCGCTGATATCGCTAACCTCGCCAACATCCCGCCGATCGTTCTCCAGCGACTCAAGCTGCAACCGATCATCGCCAAGATCTTCCAAGCGCGTGGGCTCGACCCGAACGAGTACGTGCTATCGGAGCAGGATGCGCAGCAGATGATCGCAGCATCTAAGGCACAAGACGCAGCAGCAGCCGCAGTACCGGGCGTGGCAGCACAACAAGTTCGAAACCAAGGAGCGTAAATGATTTTCTTCTCGAAGCGGTTCATCAAGATGGACGAGGCAAACGATGGCACGGGCGGCGCAGGCGGTGGCGGCACTGTCGTGATGTCGGGTGACGAGGCAGCGGCTGCTGCCCGGGCTGCTGCGGCAGCGCCTGCGACCCCCGCACCGACTCCAGCCGCTCCCGCCCCGGCAGCGACTCCGGCAGCTACAGAGCCGGCAGAAGCGGCCAAGACGGTTGAGTGGGCCAAGACCGGCCACCAGTCGCTGGACATCTCCCTCACGTGGCTCGGCAATCAGGGCCTCGGTGAGGAAAACGAACTGGTGCAACTCGCGGCCAAGACCGGCAACTTCGACGGGCTCAAGGCGCACTTCGCGCAGAACCCGACGCCGGGCGCGGCTGAGATGCTCTCGATTCTGGAGAACTCGTTCAAGGAGTTCGTGGGGGCCGAGAACGAGAAGCGGGCGAAGGAAGCAGCCGAGCAGGTCGAGTTCCTCGGCGGCGCGGAGCGGGCGGATGCCGTCGTGGCGTGGGCGTCGGAGAACGCAGAGCCGCATGAGAAGGCGGCGTTCAACGCGATGATGGATCAGGGCGGTTTCCAAGCCCGCGCCGCACTGGCCTACGTCTCGTCGCTCTACGACAAGGCGAACAGCCAAGACCCGGTGAACATCATCCCGCAGGCACAGGTGCACACGGGCGGGGGCCGTGGAGGCCCGCAGGCGTCGAACACGCCCATCACGCGAGCGCAGCTTGCCGAAGAGGGCGCGAAGCTGTACCAGACCCACGGTGACGCCTACGTGCACACACCGGCCTACCGTGCGCTGCTTCGTCGGGTAGCCTAATTCAGTAGACTATCTAGGAGAGGAAACGGAGGGAGTGGCTAACGCCCGTCCGTTCCTCTGTCCCAACATTTAAAGGAGGAATTTATGGCACTCGAATTCGGTTACGAAAGTGGGATTCTGACGCGTCCCGGCGCGAAGCTGCAAGACCCGGCACTCCAGAACAAGCAGGTCGGCCACGCGCCGGATGCGACCAACCCGGCAGCACTCTACATCGAAGAGTACAGCGGTCAGGTGGAAGGCACCATCGCGCGTGAGTCGATCATGACCGGCTTCGTCCCGACGATCAGCGTCCGTGGCACGGATACGGTGTCGAAGTTCCGCATCGGCGAAGCGACGCTCCAGAAGCTCGTGCCGGGCGAAGCACCGAAGGGCACGGTCGTGCAAGCGAACAAGGCGAAGGTGACGGTTGATACCGTCGTGCTGGCTCGCAACATGATCCCGATGCTGGACGACTTCCAGAACAGCTACAACGCCCGGCGTGAGGTGGCGGTGGAGCACGGCAAGAAGATCGCGAAGTTCCGCGACCAAGCGCTGCTGATCCAAGCGATCAAGGCTGCGCAGATCACGGACACGTCGAATGCCGCCGGCTATCCGGCAGGCTGGAATCCGGGCTCGCAGTACACGTTCGCTGCGGCGAATGACGAAAAGGACCCGGCGAAGGTGCTGCAAGCGTTCGCGGAACTCTTCACGATGATCGAAGAGAAGGACATCGACCCGATCGCAGCGGGCATGATGGCAGTCGTGAAGCCGGCCGCGTACTACACGCTCCTGCAGAACGACGCGATCATCGATCGTGAGTACATCATGTCGGACGGGACGAACATCAAGACGAAGGCTCTGGCTGCTTACGGCGTCCCGGTGCGCGTCTCGAACAACCTGCCGACGGCTGCGGTCACGAACCACTTCCTGTCCAACGCAGGCAACGGCAACGCGTATGACGGCGACTTCTCGAAGGTCTACGCCGCCGTGTTCTCGCCGCGCTCGGTGCTGGCCGGTGAAACCATCTCCCTGACCTCGAAGGTCTGGTTCGATGACAACACCAAGGTGTGGAACGTGGACGACTGGCTGTCGTTCGGTGCGACCACGGATAACCCTGCATACGCTGGCGTGATCCTCAAGGCTTAACCAGCCATCCTAGCCCTCGGGTTCCTCACAAGGGAATCCGGGGGCTATTTTCGCTTTCAGGCCCGGAGGATTCTATGGCTATGCTTTCTCAACTGGACGTGATCAACCAGTGCATTGCGACTCAGGGCGAAGCGCCCCTCAACAGCATTGATCCTGATCATCCGTACGTCCCGCCTGCCCTGCAATCGATCGAGACAGCGCTCACGCTGGAACTCGGCAAGGGCTGGTACTTCAACGAGGATGAGTTCGTGTTGCAGCCGGAAGTAGACGGCACGATCTTCGTCCCCAAGGACACCATCACGGCCCTGCCGCTCGACCCCCTCTGTACAGGGATCGTGCAACGAGGCCGGCGCATGTACGACCGCTACAACGGCACGTACTTCATCAATGCCCCGCTGTATGTCCGGCTCACAGTAGAGGTTCCGTTTGACGACCTCCCGATGATGTGGAATCAGTTCGTTGCTTCGCGTGCCGTGCTCGACTTCCAAGGCAAGTACGATGCCGACAGTGAGCAGTACCAAAAGCTGCTGGTGAAGTACAACCAGTTGTCTGGCCTCGTCAAGACAGAGGACATCCGCCAGCGTAAGGAGAACATCCTCTACGATCAGCGCAGCACATTTGCGCAGAAGCTGGCCCGAGTGCGGCCGATGCGCCGAAACATCAAGCCCTTCTAAGGAGGCCCTATGGCTAAGGTAGTTTCCTCGTTTGCGTCGGTAGTCCGGGGCGTCAGCGAACAGGTTCCACAGGATCGTCACCCCGGACAGATGTACGAGCAAGTAAACATGGTGTCCGATCCGGTGCGCGGCGTCGCGCGTCGGCAGGGCTCCCGCAACATCGGCGAGAAGCTGATCCGCGCGGGCACACTGGCGGAAGCCGGCCTGCCGGAAATCCTGCGCACGTATCGAGAGCATAGCTTCTTCATGAACGGCGTGGAGTACTCCGTGCTGTACCGTCACGGCGAAGTCGCGGCGGACAAGCTCAACGTGCTGCCGCTGCTGTTCCTGTTCGACAAGAGCAACAACCGGGTCATTCCCATCGCGGAGGGCACAGGGCTCGACTCCTTCAAGCAGTACGGCCTGTCGAGCGTCACGACGGTGGGCGACTACCTAATCGCCTCGGTCAACAAGGCGAGCCCAACCTACACACAAGTGGACCAGTATGAGAGCACTCGCACGCTGGCCTGCGCGTGGGTCCGTGGCGGTAGCTACAGCCGGACCTTCACGCTAAAGGTGCAGTCGGACAACGACGGCGTCTGGCACACGGCGACCTACACCACAATGGCTTCGAGTTACCCGGCCTTGCTGGACACCTCGGACATTCCGTCGCAGATTTGGGACGGCTCGAAGTGGGTGGCGAACCCAGACTACCAGAAGCTGGTGAATGACCGCGTGAACGCTTACAATTCGGCGGCAACGAAGTGGGTGGGTGACGCGTTCCTCGACCAGCAGCCGGAGAACATTGCAAACAAGCTTGCGCAAGGTCTGGTCGCGGCCGGCTTCTTGCAGGTAGCAGTGCACGGGTCCTCGATCGAGATGAACAACGTCCGAGCGATGGCTATCGACGACGGCGGCGACGGCTCGCTGGTGCGCGATACGCATCGCATCGTCAAGACGCCGGACGCGGTGACGGCGCAGCACTACGGCACGAAGGTGGTTATGGTGCGAGCACCGGGCCAGCTTGATGCATACTACCTAAAGTTCATCCGCAGCGACGGCAACGGCGCGTTCGGGCCGGGTACATGGGTGGAGACGCCTGCGCAGTTAGTGCAGCCGACCAAGGTGTTCCTGCTCGGTCGATACAACGGCGACCAGTCCGCGTTCTGCATCGCAGGCACGCCGGGCGAACTCGCCACGGTCAGCGGGCAGGCAGTGCCGGACTACGCGGGCTCGTCGTCAGGTGACATCTCTCAGGTGTCGAACAAGCCGTACTTTCTCGACCATCCTATCACGTGCGTCACGATGTTCAACGACAGGCTAGTCGTAGTGTCGAATGGCGTGGTCGCGATGTCGCGGAGCGGGGATTACTTCAACTTCTTCCGCAAGTCGGCAACGACACTGTTGGACGACGACCCAATCGAGATTTACGCGGTTGGTGCAGAGGACGACATTATCACGCGATCGATCCTCTACAACAAGGACCTGTTCCTCTTCGGCATCCGCAACCAGTACGTCGTCAGCGGGCGGCAGATCGTCAGCCCTAAGACCTCGACTATCAGTGCAGCGGCATCGGAGCACGGGGCCGGCTATGCCCGCCCTGCGGCCTCCGGCAACCTGCTGTTCTACGGTCGCTCGAAGGCGGCTCGCGGGCTCACACCTTCGCCGTTCGTGGGCGCTGTGGCGCAGTTCCAGCTTGGTATCTTCCTCGATACGCCGGAGACGTATAGCGTCACGCCACAGATCGACAAGTATCTGCGGGGCCGGCCGACGGAGCTAGCCACGTTGGCGGCACCGACGTGCCTGTTCGTGCGAACGGACGGTTACGATCGTGGTGTGTACGTCTACAGCTTCATCGACCAGCCCGGCACGCAGGCGCGGCAGTTCGATTCGTGGTCGCGGTGGGAGTGGGACGCCCGCGTAGGCAACCTGATCGGCATCACGACGTTCGACACGAACATGCTCGCGTTCACGATCAAGGACGACGGCGCGTCGCTGTGGTTTGCTGTGGAAGAGTTCAACATGGACTCGCAGGTGCGTGATGTGCCGTACTTCGATTCGTATCGGCCCTACACGCGTGCTGTGCAGGATGCAGCGGCCGGTAACTACTTCTGGTTCCGCGACACGGACGAGATGAAGATGAAGCTAGGCGTGGCGTTCGACCAGACCACTGACCGCTTCATGGTCGGTGTGGAGTGGGCGCGGGTGGACGAGATGATCCGCAAGTTCGGTATGGACATGCTCAACGCGTCGGCGCAAGTCGGCGTCGAGTACGAATCGTTCATCGACATCACGCCGCCATTCCTGCGAGACAACAACGACCGGGCGGTGCTCTCGGGCAACCTCACCATCCAGCTTTACCGGGTGCAGGTAACCGACACCGGCGGCTTCGATGCGATGCTCTCGCGGAACAACATCCCGGAGACGGCTGTGGTTCGATTCCGTGGCTTCATCTCGGGCCGAACGTCAGCGCAGGTTGGCTACCAGCCGATCGCAACGCAGACGGTTGCAGTCCCGGTAGGAGCGAACAACCTGCGGCACCGCGTGCGGTTCGTGTCACACAACTGGTTGCCTCTGTGCATCACTTCTCTGGAGTGGGCGGGGCAGTACTTCAACAACGCCCGACGGGTGTAAGGAGGGAGCATGGGTAGCTTTATTCAGGCCGGCATGTCCATCATGGGCGAGCTTGGTAAGGCTCGCATCGCGGGGGCACAGGCCGATGCGCAACAGATGATCGGCGATGCCAACACCTACGCGCAGAACTTGCAGGGACAGTCGGCGGTGGCGGCGGCGAACACCAATCGCCTCATCGCCAACGCTGCCAACGCAACGAACGCAGCGATCCAGAACAAGTCGCGCAGCATGGGGAACCAGTTGCGGCTTACCGCAGCGGGCAACAGGTCTAACGACTTCCAAGTGAACATGGCACGGACGGTCGACAAGATGACGCAGGGTACGGTCGAGAGTCGTATCGCGGCAGCGGAGCAGATGGGGGCGCTGGTAGCGTCCCGCGCGGGAACCGGCGGCAGTTCAGCCGCTGCTCTCTCTGCGCTGAACATCGCGCAATCGCGGGCCAAGGCGTACATGGACGAGAACAACGACCTCAAGACCTACGACATGAAGATGCAGGCAGCGGGCCTCGCTACCAACATGTACCTCTCGCTCGACCTGAATCAGTCGATGGCACAAATCGATCTTGCTCGGGACACGTTCACGCCGATGCCGGCTCCGGTGGTGCCGCGTCCGCCGAACTTCGGGCAGGTAGCGTTGGGTGCTTTCACCGGCGGTGCGTTCGGCCTCGGCGAGCAGCCGGGTATCGCGATGGCAGAGAACAACGCACGCGGCAGCGGAGGCTTTAACTTCCAGATGCCAGCGGGGTGGGGCGGCACTCGCGGCACGGTAGGCAATACGCCGGGCTATGCGTCTCAATCCCTGCTCGGCGGTGTGAACAGTTTCAGTAGCTCGTGGGGCGCAGGCTCGGGCGGCGACTCGTTCGGCGGTGGCGGTGGTAGTTGGGGGGTGGGCGGCAACTCCTACGGCTTCTCAACGGGCGACAGCGGGAGCAGCTACGGTGTCGGAGGCAATTCCTTTAACTTCTCTTTCGGAGGTGGTGAATGAGCGATTCTTTCGCATTGGGGAGCACGGGGAATGTTGTGCTCACCGATAGCAGCACCATGAGCGCACCGGTGCAGCAGCAACTGACGCAGGTAGTCGGCGGCACGACGAATGCCCGATTCCAGAACGTCACGCAGAGTGGCGACTGGATCGGGCAGGCAGGAGAGTATGCCAAGGAGACTAAGGGCATCGTGGAGGGCGTGCTTAAGATCGCAGCCCCTACGGCAGAGAAGTACATCGCGCAGCGGCAGCAGGCCGCGTATTTCGACGGCATGGCGAAGGTGGCGCAGGGCCAAGCTCTGACGGACATCGAGAAGGAGCAGCCGTGGTACACGAAGATTTTCGGCCCGAGTGCCACGGTGCGCGGAGCGCAGGCCATGACGGCTATGACGGTCGTGCAGCAGCAGCAGGCCGACTTCCTGAACAGCATGCCGAACCTCCGCGCTCAGTCCCCGGACGACGTGCGCAAGTACCTCGTCAACCAAGCGCAGGCGATCAACGTCGGCGACGTGGACGTGAACAATGCCATTCAAGCCAAGCTGGCGGAAGGGTGGGGCACGATGCTGGAGGCTCATGCCAAGCAGCATTACGCGTGGATGCAGGATCAGAACTCGCGGGCGTGGTCCGGTATGCAGTTGTCGCAAGGCGGCTACTTGCAGTCTGTGGCCGGTGCGGGGGCAGGCAACTTCCTCAGCACAGACACGGGCATCAAGGCAAAGCAGCAGACGCTCGACCAGATCGACACGAACCCCGGCATGGACCCGGACACGTTCCGCCGGTCCACCCTCTCGGCGGTGCGTGCGAACTACGAGCGCGGGAACTTCATCTACGGCCGGATTTTCCGGGAGTCGCAGATGTGGCAGAACCTGTCGGCTGACGAGCAGCGCAACGTCGACCAGTATCAGCAGAAGGCCGAGCAGCAGTATCTCAACAAGCTGGCATACAGCGACTACGGCACGCAGAAGGCCGACATCATGTCGCAGGCATCGTTGGGCCTCATCTCGCGCAACGATGCGATCAAGGCGGCGCACCGGTTGAACGAGAACGTAGCTCAGGCTACCGGCGTTGAGGCCCCGTTCGTCACCGGCCAAGACCTCGAAACGATGGTGAAGGGGAACAACCGCGCAATCATCCGCGAGATGGACAAGGCGGATGCGCGGACGAACAAAGCCAACGAAGCGCATCAGAAGGAACTCCAGAAGTTGCAGGACACGAACTTCGCGGTGGGCCAGATCAACGCGGGCGATCCTGAGCAAGCGATCATCACCGGTGCCGCCTCGAAGGCTGAGGTGGAGCAGTTGATTAACGCGAAGTTCAGCGAGTTCTCGCAGCAGTCTCCGGATCAAGCGGTCCAGTTCCTTGCCAAGACGAACAGCCGAGGTTTCGTGTCGGATCGCGTGGCGTCGCTCATGACTTCGGGTATGCGGGCGTCGCAGGATCAGGGCTACACGGATGCGTTCGCAACGTCGGCGGATTGGTATCGCAAGCTGGCAGCAGTATCGCCGGCTGCGGCAGATGCGTACTTCGGTGCGCAGGCCCCGCAGATGCACCAGTTCGTGGACATGACCGCCGCCGGCGCGCAGCCGCAGGACGCGTGGAAAAGCACGTTCAGCAAGCCGCCGCAGATGAACAACATCATGCGCATCACGGGCGGGCGGCAGCAGGCGGCGGATGCAGTCACCAAGGCAGTGGATAGCGCGTGGCGTGATGGCGGCGTTATGGCCGCGCTTGGGTTCCGTGAGGACACCGCACCGTATCTCATGCGCAACCTCACCACCGCAGTGACGAACCGCATCGACCAGTACGTCGGCGCGAACGCGGACATCAACCAAGCTGCACTCGTGGCTACGAAGAACGCAGGCGTCGATCAGTTCGGTCGTGACGGGTACGTGAAGGCACCGGGGCAGATGACAATCGCCCGGACGCTCAACATTCCAGACGATGCGATGGGCGACGTGTTCTCGGGTATCCGTGACACGAAGCTCAAGGCTATCGGTGCGAATCCGAATCAGATCAACTCGATCATTCGCAGTGGAAACAACCTGTACATTTCGCTAATCACGGACGACGGTATCACGCATACCGTGCCGGTAAGTGCAGACGAGATGAAGTCGGCTTACGCCTCGGGTATCAAGAAGCGCGATAACCGCAAGCGTCCGATGTCAACCAACGCCAATCTGCTGAGCCCGCAAGGTGCAGCATTCATCGGCATGTAAGGAGGAAGAATGGCAGAGCAATTTACACCGGCAAGTTTCACTGGCCTGACGAAGCAGCAGAAGTTTGAGAAGGCAGCGGCGGAAGCAGGCGTGCCGGTGTCTGCTCTGGACGGCATCTGGAACCGTGAGTCGAGCCGTGGTCAGAACCCGGCAGCATATCAGCCCAACCCGGCATCGTCCGCATTCGGCGAGTTCCAGCAACTTGACGGCACGGTGCGCGGGCTGGCGAAGAACTACGGCGTCACCATCGATCGTAGCAAGTTCGATGACGCGCTGTGGGGTGCCGCGATGCAGTTGAAGGAGAACATGCAGGCGTTCAAGGGCGACCTGAATCTGGCAGTGGCCGCATACAAGGCAGGCCCGGCGAACGCTCGCGGTGCAGATGGTCAGCAATACGCAGCTAAGGTGCTCGGTACGCCGGCACCGCAGGATGACGAATTGTACGCCGCTGGTCCGAATAACAACGTGCAATCGATGCAGTTGATGTTTCCTCCGTCGTTCACGGCTAACGCATTCGCTGACGTTGCGCCGCGCGATCTGCGTAGCGTCTCTCCAAAGGCACCGAAGGACTACACGCCTAAGTTCGTGGAATCCGCAGCTACGACGGCCGCCGGTATGGCCCTCGACAAGGGCGTGTCACTCGAAGGCGCGAGCGTAGTGAAGAACGCAGTGAAGGCCGGCGACCCGGAAGGACAGGCGGAGATTGCTACCGCTGCTCAGCCGAACCTCTCGATGCAGTATGATCGACTGGCCGCTACTGCGGACATCGGCTACCGCGCGGATACGGCGATGCAGGACCTGCGCAAAAACACGTCGGCGTGGGATGCGTTCGGCGACTCGTTCGTGCAGAACAACGTCGTGGCCCGGCTGTCCAAGACGATGGCTGAGCAGCAGGCCAAGGCGGATGGGTGGGACGGCACGTGGTCGCTGACTACGGAGCACGACGAGGCCCTGCGGAAGGAAGGCTTCACGGAGCGCGAGATGCAGCAGCTTCGTGACGCGTCGAGCGAGATGAACCTGAACCAGATCAAGGCGGATATCGCAGCACAGCGCGACTCGAATTTCAACCTCGCGCAGCACGGCGTCTCTGGCTTCGTTGGAGGGCTCGCCGGTGGTGTGGCTGACCCGGTGGGTCTGCTCATCACGGGAGGGGCGGGGGCGGCCGTCTCCGGGCTTGTGAAGGGCGGTATGGCTGCACGTCTGGCAGCGGCCGGCATCACAGGCACGGTGTCGAACTTGGCAATCACGGGTGCCCTCGAAGCAGCCGGCAGCAACATCACCTCTCACGACTACCTCATGGCGGGCCTCACGGGGGCCACCCTCGGCCTGTTGGGCCACGGTGCTATGGAGGGCCTCACCGGCTCGATGAACTCCCTACGGCGCGGTATGGCAGAAGCGAAGGCGGACCTGCACGTGCGTGCGGCTCAGGAACTCGGCCCGAACGCGACGCCAGATGAAATCGCAGCCCGCGCCGTGGAACTCGATCAGCAAGATTGGGCGAAGCGGGAAGAGATGCGGGCGGCAATCAACCTGTCAGAGGTTCCGGACACGCATCGCCTTATGCCGTCGGACGAGGCTCAGCCGACGCTGGTTCAGGAGGTGCGGCCGGACGGCGCAACGGTCGGCCAAGAGGTAGTGGCCCGCTACGGCCTCGACAACATCGTGTCGGACGCGGAGCGCAACCTCACGGCGGAAACCATCGCCCGTGCGGAACGCAACCAAGCAGCCCGGCCTACCGACTTGAAGAAGATCGGCAAGCTGATGGGCGCGCTGCCGGAAGGCATCCGCACGCAGGTTGAAACCCTCGGCATGACGCTGGCCCGCAGCGATAACCCGGTGGCCCACTACGTTAGCTCGACGCTGATGGAGTCGGCAGCCGGTACGTCGGAGCGGGTGCGGACGGCGTCCATCACGAAGTCTCAGTTGGAGAACATCAGCCGCGAGCAGTTCGGCGATTACCTCGCGTTGCAAGACGCATGGCGTCAACAGCACGGCCCGCTGTCGGCCGTCGAGGATGCACTCCACGGCACGCATCGCCGGCAGTTCGACCGGCTGGTGCAGGATGAGATTTACGCTCGTCGCGGCACGGACGTGGCGACCGACGCAGAGCGCAACGTGCCGCAGCTTGTGCGTGACGGGGCTGACGCTCTGGAGCGTGCATACCAGCAGCAGTTGAACTGGCTGCGCCGTGTGGATGCTATCGGCACGCAGCACATGCCGGAGTCAGCGCGGGGCTACATGCCGCAGCGTATGGACGAGAACATGCTGATGACTGCGAGCACGGCTGAGACTCGAGACTTGACACGCGAACTCGCTCGGCAGATCGCGACGTTCAACACAGGTATCGACTCTGCGCTGGCCGGCCGGCTGGCACGTGAGTACATCGAGCACACGCGGGCGCGTGCCTCGGGCGTCATTGAGCAGGATATCTCGAACGTGCGCCAGCTTTCTGCACCGGAGAACCTGATGGACCTGCTTGACGTGCTGGCTACGTCGGACCAAGACATCGCGCGCCTGCGTGACCGGTTCATCCGGGGTGGCGCGAGCTTCACCAAGCAGCGCTACGAGTTCGACCTGTCGGCACCGGTCGGTGAAACCCGCCGGCTTGGCGACTACTTCGTGTCGGACCAGTCGGCACTGTTCAGCCGCTACATGCAGCGTGCCACGGGCGAAGTTGCTCTGGCGCAGTACGGCGTGCATGGCCGGCAGGGCATCCAGTTGACGCGTGACGCGATGGTTCGGGCAGCTAACACGCCGGAGCGCGTCGCTTCACTGCCTCATGACCTCGCAGCCTACGATGCCTTCATGCGTGACATGCTCGGTATGCCGATGACCTCCCGCGTGCCGGGGCAGCAGGCAATGCGCAACCTGCGGACGCTGGCCTCTATGAACATGCTTGGCGGTATGGGCTTCACGCAGGCAGCGGAGTCGATCAACATCGCAACGCATCTAGGCGTACGTGCGATGCTCGGCTCCGTGCCACTGGTTCGGAACATGCTCAAGGACGTGCGCCTGATGAAGGGTGCCAAGCTGTACGAGCAACTCGAACTCATCGGGGGTCGCCACGACGCCGCAGAGCGGTTCCACTTCCCGTATGAACTGCCGGGCGAGACTGATCGTGTCTACGGTCACGACACTCCCGGCCTGTTCACTCGCGGTCTGCAAACGGCATCGCGTAAGTTCTCCGTCGTCACGGGGCACCGGGCTGTGCACAACTGGCAGATGAAGATGGCAACGGAGCAGATCGCGTCCAAGGTGCTGCGTGCAGCCAACGGGGACAAGAAGCTCGGTAAGCTGGTGGAAGAGATGGGGTTCAACGAAGGCTTCATGACCAAGCTCAAGGCCAGCCTGCCGGGTTCGACTACGTTCGACGGCAAGTGGGTCGCGTCGTTCGACATCGACGCTCTCCCGCGTGACGTGGCAAGCGAGCTTGTGCAGGGCGTGCAGCGCGGCGCTCGGCAGGTGATCCAAGGCTCGTTCCGGGGTGAGAACTTCCGGGCGCAGACGACGATGCTCGGACAGTTGCTCACGCAGTTCCGGAGCTTTACCTTCCTGTCGATGGAGAAGCAGTGGGGCCGCGTCGCCGGGGCCACGGGTAGCGTAGCAGCAACCGCCTACCTCGCCGGCCAGATGATGGCAGCAGTCCCGGTGCATCTCGCTCGCGTGCAGTTCAACGCGCTCGGCAAGAAGGATGCGCAGAAGTACATCGACACCAACACGTCGATGGCAGCGCTTGTGCGGGCCTCGCTCAACTACGCTTCCCTGTCTGGCCTCGCCGGTGAAGGGTGGGACGCAGTGCAGGGCGTGTACAGCGCGGCGACCGGCAAGACGTTCGGTGGTGAGAACGCGCGAACCGGCGCGAAGAACGGCTTGGGCTCTCTGATCCCCGGCCTGTCGTATGCCGATGGTGTGGTGCGTAATGCACTCGGCATCGTGCAGAAGCCTACGTTTGATCAGGCGGCGAAGCTCGGCAAGTCGGTGCTGCCGGGCGGGAACATCCCGTATCTGGCATGGGCCTTCAACGCAGCACAGTAAGACCGGCGGGCCTTCGGGCCTGCCTCCCTCAAATCAGTAGACTATCTAGGACAAGAAAGGAGGAAGCATGGCAGACAATCTTACCCCGTGGCTTGCGGGCGCGGCGGAGACGGGTGGCCGCTTCGCCTTTAACCAGTGGCCCGGCAACGGCTCGACCATTCGGTGGGGAATTAACTTCGCGGGTATCGCTCCGGGCTATCTGGACCGCGCTCACGTGAAGTACTACGTTACCGACGACGCTACTGGTTTCAGCACGGCGGTATTCCAAGTGCCGAGCACTGCGTTCATCAGCGACACTATCCTAGAGCTTAAGCATCCGGTAACGGGTGCGATCATCGCTACAGGACAGACGCTCTCCGTATTCCGGGATTCGCCGAAGCAGCAGCCTATCCCCAACTTCAACGATGGCTCGATCATCGATGAAGAGAACCTCGACACTGGTTTCCGCCAAGCTGTGTACGCAGCAGCGGAGATGGTTGACCGCTTCGGCGTTTCGAGCGACAAGGCCGACCAAGCCTTTACTATCGCGAACGCCGCCAACACGAAGGCAGACACAGCCATCACTACTGCTAACGGCGCAGTGACCACGGCTAACACTGCCCTGACGACGGCGAACAACGCTAGCTCCAAGGCAGACACCGCGATCGCTACGGCCAACACTGCAAGCGCTACAGCGAGCACCGCCCTCAGTACAGCCAACACGGCTATCGGGACGGCGAACTCCGCGAGCGCAGCAGCAAGCTCGGCAGTGTCCACAGCGAACGCAGCCAACACGGCTGCTGCTGCTGCGGTGTCAACGGCTAACAGCGCAAGCTCCAAGGCAGACTCTGCACTCAGCACCGCCAACACGGCAGCGATGAATGCGAGCACTGCACTGAGCGTCGCTAACACGGCTAGCGCGAACGCCAGCACCGCGATCAGCACAGCCAACTCTGCAACGACCACGGCCAACACAGCGAAGGCCACTGCAGACACGGCCAAGGCCACGGCAGACGGTATCGACGCTAAGGCTCAGTCTGCCCTTGACACGGCTAACACCGCTTCGGCCAACGCGAGCACTGCCATCAGCACGGCTAACGCTGCGTCCACCACCGCTAACAACATCGACGCCAAGGCTCAGCAGGCTCTCGACACGGCGAACGGTGTGGATGCCAAGGCACAATCAGCCCTCGACACAGCTAACGCGGCAGACGCGAAGGCGGACCAAGCCCTTGGTGCGTCCGACGGCCGGTACGACAATCAGGTCCGCATCTACCAGAACTCAGCAGACACGCAGGTCCAGATGCTCTCTGGCTCGCGCGCGTCGCCGGGCTCGCTGCGTTGGTCGGTTGCCGGCGGCACGGGCAGCACGCCCACGTTCGCGCTGAACCGATACAACTCGGGCGGCACCCTCGTGGACGCGCCCATTTCGGTGAACTGGAGCACGGGCGCGGTCAGCACGGCAGCGCTCACAGCGGCCGGCGCAGTGGCACTCTCGTATGCCAACCCGCATCTCACGCTGAACGGCACGGCCGCCGGCCAAGAGCGAGCGGTGGTCTACAACACGAACGGCTCGACCCGATGGCAGCACGGCGCGTCGAGCGCGGCAGAGTCGGGCAGCAACGTCGGCTCGGATTGGTTCCTCTCGCGCTACAGCGATGCGGGTGCCCTCATCGACTCGCCGCTGTACGTGACCCGCTCGACCGGCAAGCTGACGCTCACGCAGCGTCCTGCGTGGGCCGGCTACACGCCGTGGGACAGCAACAACTTCGACCCGACCACCAAGTTCGACAAGGCCGGCGGGGCCATTACTGGCGGTGTGCAGTTGACTACGGCCAATACCGGCTTCGAACTCGGAAGCACGTCGTCGGCCGGCCAGCCGTTCATCGACTTCCACTCCAGCGGCAACAACATCGACTACGACTCGCGAATCATCGCGTCGGGCGGTACGGGCACATCCGGACAGGGTGGGCTCACGTTCGCCGCGAACGCTATCGTGCTCGGTGTACGGCCGACGTGGGCCAGTGGCGCGGTGCCGTGGGATAACGCCAACTTCAACCCCGGTACGAAGGTGGAAAAGACAGGCGACCAGATGTCTGGACGGCTCACTCTCGGCGCATCCGGCTGGCAAGCAGACTTCGCGTTGCAGAACCTGAACGGTACGGGCAACGCTAACGTGTTCCTGCGCGCTCGTCAGGGAGGCGGTCTGGAGGTCATCAACTCGGCATACAACGCTGTGCCGTGGTCAGTTGACGATGGTGGCACCACCTACCAGAGCAGTTCTGCGAACATCGGTGGGGTGCGTATCCAGCCGGACGCTAATATCGTCGGCGGCAGCATGCCGAGCGGGAACCTGTTCTCCGCACTTAGCAGCAAGGTGCCCAACGGTACGCAAGCGACTCACCGCGCGGGCATCAACGAGTTCGGCTCGGTCAACGTGAACGGAGCGGCTAACACGACGGACGCCGGTAGCCCGTGGGTGATGATCGGCCTGCGGACAGTTCTCGGCAGCAACACGCTGTTCCTGCGGGCTAACTGGCTGGCAGTCGGCTAAGGAGGAAACATGCAGTACACACACGACCACATGATCTTCACGCTGATGTCGATGTACCCTCACCTTTCGCATTGGAAGGACTACAAGGTTGCAATGCCTTGTACTGAGGGTGGCGGACAGTGTGGCGATCCGTGGATCGTGGAGTGGACGGCACCAGACACAAAGCCACGCGCTGAGTGGGTGCTCGACCACTACCACGAGAATCAAGAGGCGATCTGCGCCGCCCTCGCGCGGCATCAGCGCGACGACCGATTGAAGTACAGCGACCCGTTCGCTTTTCTTCCATCGGATGCCAATGAGTACGTCACAGCGCGGCACGCTGCGATCATCGACTACCGCTCGAAGCTGCGCGACATCGAGGCGCTTCCGGGCTGGCCGCTTGACGTGCAGTTCCCGGACTTTCCGGGCTAGGAGAAGATATGGACGGAATCGCGGAGAAGTGGCGTGCATTCATCCTCTTCGTTGGTTCCGCCATCGGAATGACGGGGTGGGACTGGAGCACCGCCGCGAGCATCGCTACCTTCGTGTATGCAGTGTTCGCGGCCCTCAAGGCGCTGCCCGGCGCATGGGACACCATCAAGAAACTCAGGAGCAAGCTATGAGCGATCTGACTTCGTTGCTTGAGCAACTGCATTGTGTCGCCGTGAAGGAACTGTTGGAGCGCATCGAGTCCGGTGATGCTTCGGCAGCCGACCTCGGCGTAGCCGTGCAACTGCTCAAGCACAATAGCATCACCGCCGACACCGGCAAGAACGACTCGCTGCAAGAACTGCGCGACAAGCTCAAGGCGCGGCAGACGCATAACATCACCCGTCGTCAAGGTCAACACCAAATCGGTGGAGACGTGGATGACGCCCTCGACAATCTAACCATGAGGCACTAAAGCATGCGTGAGAATCCGATTGCAGCGGCGCTGCGTTGGCAAGAGCTTGAACTGGTTCAGGCCGCTTTCCCGTCGTTCGTCGGGTTCCTCGATGTCGTGATGACCGAACTCGGGTTTAGCTCGACTGAGATTCAGCAGGACATCGGGACGTTCCTCGCCTTCGGGCCACAGTACCTGATGATTCAGGCGCAACGCGGGCAGGCCAAGACCACGGTCACGGCAGCCTACGCAGTGTTCTGTCTCATCCACAACCCCTCATTCCGAGTCATGATCCTGTCCGCCGGCGGCAAGCAGGCGAACGAGATTTCGACGCTGATCGTGCGTATCATCACGGGCATGCCGGAGCTTGCCTGTCTATGCCCTGACAAGTCGGCGGGCGACCGGACCTCAACAGAAGCATTCGACGTGCACCACTCCCTCAAGGGCTTGGACAAGTCGCCGTCTGTGCGATGCGAAGGCGTCGAGTCGAACTTGCAGGGCGCGCGTGCCGACTTGCTGATTGCCGATGACGTGGAGTCCGGCAAGAACTCCAAGACGGAACACTTGCGCGAGCAACTTCTCCAGATTACTAAGGACTTCACATCGATCTGCGCGGACGGGCGCATTGTCTACCTCGGCACGCCGCAGAGCGAGAACTCGATCTACAACACCCTGCCGGGTCGCGGGTACACCATCCGCATCTGGCCGGGGCGCTACCCAACGTTCGAGCAGATGGAGAACTACGGGGAGCATCTGGCCCCCATTATCGTGCGCCGCATGGAGGCAGACCCTTCGCTGAGGACCGGCGGCGGGATTGACGGTAAGCAAGGCAAGCCTACGGACCCGGTGCTACCGGCCGGCCGTGAGGCACAGTTGCAGATGAAGGAGATGGACCAAGGCGCGGCCTACTTCCAGTTGCAGCACATGCTGAACACGAAGCTCGCTGACGCGGAACGGTATCCGCTGCGGACCAATCGTATCATCGCCATGACCCTTCCGGGAACTGGTAATTACCCTATGACTATCACGCCTTCGCTGATGCCGGGCGACCTGCTGGCCTACAACTCCTGTGGCAAGCGGTACGACTTCCTGCGGCCTGTGGTGCTGTCGGAGGACACCGCCCCGTTGCAGAGCATCACCATGTCGATCGACCCGGCAGGCGGCGGGAAGAACGGCGACGAGACGGGCTACGCGGTGGTCGGGTTCCTCAACGGGAACCTGTGGGTGCTGGACGTGGGCGGCGTGCCGGGTGGTCACACGGACGACCGGTTCGAGGCGCTCGCGCAGATCGCATTGAAGTGGAAGCCGAACAAGATCATCGTGGAAAAGAACATGGGCTTCGGCACGTGGACCGCGCTGTTCCTGCCGGTACTTCGGCGCATCTACAAGGAGGCTGGTAACCCACAAGGTGGCTGTGCCGTCGAGGAAGTGTTCGAGTCCGGCCAGAAGGAACTCCGGATCATCGACACGCTTGAGCCGATCATCGGCCGGCACCAACTCATCATCAACAGCGACCTGATCGCGAGCGACGATGACTCGGTGCAGAAGTACGCGGCAGCGAAGCGCATCACCTACTCGCTGCTGAACCAACTGTCCACCATCAGCCGTGACCGCGACTGTCTCGGCCACGACGACCGTATCGATGCGCTCGCAACCGCTGTGCGCCCGTATGCGGAGCAACTGGCGGTGGAACAGACCAAGGCTATCGAAGCCCGCCGCCGTGCGGAAATCCTAGCCATGCAAGCCAACCCCTTGGGCCTGCCGAAGCATCTGCTTCAAGCACCCCGTGGCAAGGGCAACAACCTATTCAATCGGAGGAAGTAACGATGAACGTAGCAGACCTCAAGTCCCCCGGCGCGATCTACCGTGCGCCCGAACTGCGCAAGTTCGCAGCCATCGTCATCTCCCGCGCGGAGATTCTCAACCAAGAAGCGACCACGCAGGAACTGCTCGACTTCTTCGTTACCTGTGCCCGGCATGTGAAGGGCCTGCTTCCCAACAAGACCGCCGCTAAGGCAAAGGAGTAATTCATGGCTCTCTTCACCAACACCGCAGCACAACTCCCGAAGCTCGCCTTCTCGCGCGGTGAGGACCTCCGCTGCGACGCTGCACGCGCCATCGGTCAGGTCAAGGCAATCCAGAGCAAGGGCTCCGGAGGCGCGGCTGCAGAACTCACGACCTTCTTCCAAGGCTGCCTGACTCTGCTCTCCGGCGCGGCACCGGGCACCACGGCGATGGTTGTGGACGGCCAGACCTTCACGGTCGGTGCGCAGACCCTCACGGCTCACGTGGCCGGCGGCGCGCTAACCTTCACCATCGCATAAGGAGGTGGAATGAATCCCATCGTGAAGCGGGCCGTCGCGCTCGCCACGGTGGCCGGTGCAGGGTTCATCGGTGCCCTAGCAGATCATGAGGGCATCGTGAGCACCGGCTATCGTGATCCGGGCGGCAGGACGGACAAGCCAACCGCGTGCGCGGGCCACACCGGCCCCGGCGTGAAGGAAGGCGTGCGGTACTCAGACGAGCAGTGCGCTCGCTGGCTGGCACAGGACGCTGACGCGGCCGCTGCTGGCGTGCGTAGGGTAGTGACCCCTGCGGTCTACCAGCGGCTCACAGAGGCGGAGAAGGACTCATATAGCGACTTCGTGTTCAACAAGGGGCTCGGGAACTTCTCGACCTCCACAATGCTGCGGAAGCTCAACGCGGGCGACCGGATAGGCGCGTGCCGCGAGAACGTGAAGTGGGTGTACGGGCGCGACAAGCATGGCAGGCAGGTCAAGCTGCCGGGGCTCGTCACGCGCGCGAACGCCAACATGCAACTCTGCCTTGCCGGCGTGGCAGGCATCAAGAAGTGACCCGGCGATAGGAGGCCACTATGCAAATGCTGGAGAAGGTACTAGCGGGCGCGGTCATCGTGTTCGCCCTTCTCTCTGCCGGTCTTGGCATTACGCTTAAGATCGAGCACGGGCGAACGCTGTTAGCTCAGACTCAACTGGCTGAGGCTACACGTGCGCGGGAGTTAGCAGAGAAGGAAAGGGATGCGCAGGTGCTTGCGCTTAAGGTATTGAAGGGCCAACTAGCTGAGCTTACGGCTAAGGAGGCTAAGGCTAAGGGAGAACTCAATGGCGCGCTTAACGCTAATCGCGACTGGAGCAATGCTGCTGTTCCTGACAGCGTGTACGACGCTATCTTCGGGGCCGACGCTGCCAGCGGAGTCGCTGCTCGCTGATTGCCCTCATGCGGAAAAGCCGGCTACCCGGACCAACGGGGCGCTGGCTGACTACGCCTTACGCGAGCGATTCGCTCTGGACCGCTGCAACGCCGATAAGGCCGCGCTACGGGCTTGGGCTGGGAAGGTAAGGGGTGTGTCTACCCCATAGGAAACGGGGCCGTCTACGGGGCTGTACGACCGTCAGAATGGCCTCGACCTAAAATTGGTGCCGATAGGTGCGCGGGTCTGCGACAAATCCAGTCTCGCGCGTGCCCCCGTGTGGGTGCGCGTCGCCCGTGCGATAGCTCCATTGCGGCAGGGCAGGGGAGGACTCGGGATGCTGTGCGCCTGCCTCGGATCGATTTGACATAATGCGAGTTAGCGATGTTCCGCGTCAGGGGCTCTAGGACGGGCTGAGGGGCATGGGGTAGGCATGGGTAGCTAGGCAGGAGCATCAGGCCGTCAGAGGGGCTGTATTCAAGCGACAGAGGCATTGCTGGTGCTCAGGTCGGGTGTACAGAGTTGTGGTTTAGGCGAGATGGTGCGGCTTGAGCGGGTGTGTAGGGGCGCGAGCATCTGTATTACGCTTTCGAATCAATGGGATAGGTTTCGGTAGACTATCTAGGAAGGAAAGCATCAGTATTCAAGCCGGTGTTCAGGCAGGGATAGAGGCAGGGTGTTGAAGGCAGGTAGGATAGGCAGGGATGAGGTGCAGGGATAGAGGCAGGGTGATCTAGGCTAGGTATATGATGGGATAGTGCTAAGGTATAGACTATGGACATTACTATATAGAGGGAAGGCTATCTGTAGCAGGGGGATTGTTAAGGGGGATAGAGATAGGGTTTGTACTAACGAATATCTGTTGACTTGGCTTAGGCTTATGTCTATCATGGGAACCAATGCAGCAATGCAGAGCAAGCAAGGGAGTTAGTAGCAAGAGCATGGGTGAGCATCGGAAGTCTTTAGGTCTAACGACACTACTAGAGCAGATGCAAGATAGTCCAGACTGCTACTAACAAACTTGTTGACACGGTAGCAACTAAGCTTTACGATGGAGTCTCAGTAGCAAGCGGCAGTGAAACGAACTGCCTAGCAGTCAGAAAGGGATAGCCCTAGGGCACCTGAGTAAATGCGAAAGCCGCTTGACACTGGCAGCAACAAGGAAGTAAGATGCGAAGCAAGTACCGCCGAAGAGCGAGCCGCCTAAGCGTAGTAGTTAGTAGGTTCCAAGGTACTTGACAGCAGTAGCAGCAAGGCAGTAAGATGCGAACACGGTAGCAGATAGCACGGTCTACCAGATGGGACTAGCAAACGGGCTAGGGTTGAGACGGATGCTGTACAGAGGATCGTACGGTTGAACATCGATGCTGAACCGTAAGGCTGGCGACGCCGTTTAACTCAGCCACGTTAGCAAGACTCGGGCGTACAAAGCGAGTCGAGACTGGTTCGAATGCCAGTTCCCTGTCTGACTACAGGGGTATCAAAATGCTAGGGGTAACCTAGACTGAGTCCTAGAGCACATGCTCAGGCCGCACACAAACTAGTGCGATTGAACTGAACGCATAGCATAGAACCTGTGCGTTCCATCAATCATACTGGAGATAGCAATGTCGCCGCAGATGAAGAAACTGTACGCAAAGGTTAAGCAACGCGAGGCACGACGCCAAGCGCTTGACTCTCTCATCATGACTGGCACCGCTGATGAACGAAGCGATGCACGCAAGACTCGCAAGGTTCTTGCTCAGTCGTGGGATAAGCGTGAGCAGCAGCCCGGTAACTTCCATCGCCCGCCGCGCAAGGATGGGACGCAACGATTCGTAATGAAATGAGGTGACACATGGACGATTACGGTAACGATCTTTGGCCGGTGTACTGCGACAACGAAGCCATGTTCTACACAGCATGGGACTTCTTTCAGCAGTCGCACTGAGCCGCGAACGCGACACTGCACGACCATTTTCTGAACGCGGCTAGTCCGCGCACTTTCACTGGAGTACATCATGACGATCATTCTCAACCAAGCCGACACCCTCAAACTCATCGCATCGATCGACAAGCGTGGTAAGAAGCTCGACTCCGATATCCACCAAGCCGCACTGTCGAGCATCGCACACCACGCAGCGCACGGCGATGTGACGCTGGTGAACCGCCTCATCGTCGCACTGCCGAAGGCTGCACGCCGTAACGCACTGATGGCATGGGTCGAGCACTTCGGTGCCGGGCTTGCTCCGAACGTCGAGAAGGAAACGCGTGCTGAGGCACCCTTTGTGCACGTCAAGGGCAGCAAGAAGGTGTTTGACGAAGCGGCCGCAGATGCCAAACCGTTCTGGGAGTTCAAGCCGGAGCCGGAGTATGTGCAGTTCGATCTGGCGAAGGCCCTTGCGATGCTGCTCAAAAAGGCAGAGTCTGCACTCGCAGCGGAGCAGCAAGACGGCACGCTGATCAGCCCGGAAAAGCTGGCTGCACTGCGCGCTATCGCAGGCACCCCGGAAGCGCACACGGAAGAGGCGCAGGCAGCAGCGACGCCCGAGTCGGTCGAGTAAGCAAGCCTAGCGGCGGGCATCAGCCGCAGTAGTGCCTCAGGGAGAACGTGATGAGCACATTACACCCGGCAATCTACACAGAGGTTGAGCCCGCTACCGACAAGCATGGTACGCAGGTTGTGGCCCGCATGATGCACGTGCGGGTTTCTGTTCCGTACCCATACGAGCTTTCGGATTGGGCGGACATTCACGCTGTCGCACTTCAAGCTCTGCTCACGAAGCGCGGCGCAACGCAGGCGTCCACGTGGATACCCGCACTGTTTGGTGCCGGCGTCATCTGGGTATCTGCATCCGAACCCGCAAGGAAATTCAAGCCATGAAAACCAAACTCAACACGTACACAGCGCGCAAGATTGAGGTGTTCATGTGTGACGCTGTGTTCTCAATGCGCGATTGGCGGGAGGGAAATACCAGCGTGGAGATTGGCACGAACGAAGCGACTCGCACGCCATGCGCCCGTGTCTATCTGCATGGCAACCATATCGCCACGCTCACGCAGGTCCGACACGATGCACTCGAACTGACGGTGATGCGAGACATGCTCGCACGCTATCCTACCACCACCACTCAATCCAGACTACGTGCGCTTGGTGCCAATGTGTACCAGAAGGCGCACGTGGTCTACCTTAACGATGAGGCAGTCACATGAAGAACCAAGCAATCCGGACAGGGGACCGCGATCTGTCCGGCCGATACACAACCAGCGAGCGCAAGGCAGGCTGGTTCACACGCCATATCCTTCCGACCATCGAAGCCGCACGCAAGCGCGGCGATGTGGTACGTGTGGTGAATGGCTGGTGGCAGATCAACGGCAATCCGATCGGAGCGTAACATGCAAGGCACGAACAACTCTTTCATCCGCAATGCCAAGCCGCAACGTGTGCGTAGCGAAGGCTTCGAGACGAAGCTCGCACGCAAGGGCATGAAGCGCGCAGTGCAGGACGCGCGTGCAAACGAACGCAACCGCAAGGGGCAGTAATGGTCAACCTCATTATCACGGTAGCCTACGTGTCGTTCGGTGTATCGGTCACGTCGGTTCCCTTCGAAGATATGTCCGCGTGTCTCGCTGCTGGTCGTACCGTAGCGATGCGCAACGCAGATAGCAAACGTCAGCTTACGACGGAGACGGTATGTGCTCCGATGGGTACGGCAGCGAATCCCGACCGCAACACTCGACGGCCCTAAACCTCACGCACAAGGTGCTCACCATGTTCCGCACGATCAAACGTAATTGGTTCAATCTCCTGCAACGCCTGCTTGACGCAGTGTACGGCTTCACGTGCGTCGTCGAGTGGGAAGGCAAGGGCTACACGCACAAGGCCCCGTCTCTGGACGACGCTATCGACTGGCTGTCGCAGTATCCGGCGAGCGCGTCGGGCGTCATCCTGAACGGGGACAACGAGATCATCGCAGGGAGGTTCGCATGATGCTCTACGTCGTTGCGTCCATCCTCGTGATGGGTATCATGTTCGTGTTCGTGGTCGCTGCAGTGAGCGACGCACAGCGATACCGGGAGTTGTACGAGCAACAGGCTATCGCCTTCGAACTCATGGCCCCGGAGAAATTCCGGGAGTGGAAAGCACTCAGGAGACAATAATGGAAGCCGCCGCAATCCTTTTCGTTTGCATGGTGGTCGCAGGTCTGATCGCAGTCATCGCATCGGAGGCTCGCCATGACTGAACTCGCTGTGAACATTGGCATGCGTACTAGCGCAGGCTATGGCGTGCCGGAGTACACCCTGTGCCAGTCGCGGGTCGAGCGCGCGCTGAACGAGTGCTACCTGACGGTGCTGTACTCCGACGTGCGCCAATCGAATACCGAACAGACGTACGTAGCGGTGATTCGCGACGATCATCCGCTTCACTTTCTCGGCCTGCGGGACCGTATCAAACTGATCGCACGTCGGCTGTATCAGGACTGCATCGCGGTGCGGCCGGACGGCAACAGGGGCGAACTGCTCGGCCCGCATGCTGACCGTTGGGGATCGTTCGATCCGCTGCAGTTCATCGAGCCGCGAGCATGAACTACCTCGACCAGTACGACGCCCTGCGCAAGATCGCCGTGGAAATGGACCTCAGCGACGTAGAGCAGCGCATCTGTGCAGGGTACGGCATGAACTCAAGAAGCATGCGGGAACTCGGCAAGGCTGCAACCTTCTCCATGCTTTACGGCGTAGCACGTGGTGGGCGCGTCCACGACTCGATCATTGTGGACGACCTCACGGAAACGGAGCAACACTCAACAACCCCGCGCGGCTCACGCTTGGTCCGCGCACTCATCAGGAAGATCGCATGACAGAACAGCAGATTGACGAGATTTTGGAAGCACTGTATCTGCCGTCTATGTACGCCCACGTTAAGGCGAACTATGTCCTCGACGGTGTCGATGGCGGAGGTTGGTTGATGGGGCTCAGTTACGTGCTGCCGTGTAACGTCAGCGGAGTCGCCGGCCGGCAGTACGGCCGCAAGTTCTACATTCCTCCGGACGCTAATACATCGGCCGTTATAAAGACGGCTATGGACGCGTACACGGCGTTCTGGCTGCATGAGATGCGGGAGCGCGTGAAGTACAAAGGCGCACGCATCTTTGATCCGCATCTCTACCTCAACCATCTCAACGAGGACCACCATGAGCAAGCAGCTTAAGCAGTTCCTGTCGGAATACGTCGCATGGGTCGACGCAGGTGCAGACACGCACCCCGTATTCCGCCGCGACAGTGGCCTGTGCGCACTGTCTGCGAAGTGGTATCGCGTGCACGTTCTCGGCCTGTCCGTGGTTACAGCGGTCCCGTACGACGAGGATACCGGGCGCTGGGCGGATGAAGTTCTCTCGATCAAGCTGGCGGTCATGTTCGCTGATGCAGGACTGGATCCGGTGTTCCCGTTCAACAGATTCGGGGGCAAGCTCGTTGATGCACCCTCGTACCACGACGAGGCATACGAGGATGCCTGCCACACGAACCAAGCGCGGCTCGCATGGGTGCGCGCACAACTGGAGGCAGAATGAAGGGAGACAAGATCAAGCAGACCAAGCACGGTGCGTACCTGCTGCGCCGAGAAGGCAAAGACTATGCGCTGGTGGTAGAAGCCGCTGCGGTACGCGGAACGAAGCACCAGTCGTGTGCAGGCTGCGCGTTCGCCGAAGCGGACAGCACGGCGGTGTGCCCCATGCTAGACGGTACGACCGACCACATCTGCATCGAGGTGGATATTTCCCGTGCACTGGCCCGCAACAACAAGCGCTCTGTCTGGCACGTACTCGCTTAACTCATTTCACTCAGGAGAACCAATACATGAACGGTCTGCAAGCAATCCGCAATATCAACGCATCGAACAACGAGAAGCACGAGCGCTACCAAGCGCAGTACAAGGGCGATTCGTGGTACGTGTTCGACTCGTACACCGGCGGGTGGGGCAACACGCCGTACACCACGGCCCGCGAAGCACAGGCGGCAGCAGACAACGCAGGTCTGTAATGCGCCAACGCATCACGTTCATCGTTGAGGGCGTCATCGCCCCGACGGTTCTCGTGTCACTCTTCTTAGCAGCGTGCGCCGGAGGCGCTATAGCTGCTCCCCTCATCCTGTACTGGCTGTGCGCCGTACTCTTCAATCTCTGATAAGGATTCCATGTCGAACATTGGAAAAGTCATTCAAGTAATCAACGCGTCGGGCTGCGACCACCTCATGAAGGGCGCTCAGTTCACCGTGCGCGGTGAGGACGAGACGTGCTACACGATATACAATCCCAAGACGCGAAGCGTGCGTCGCTACGCAAAGCACCGCTTCTCCGTCACGCCCGTGACGTACCATATCAAAGAGCAAGACCCGGTGGTCGTGACGGCTCACAGCACGGAAGTCGTGTATCGCGTCATCGGCGTGTCCGCTAGCGGGTTGCTGCGGTTGAAGCATCTTTTTGAGCCGATCGGTACGGGTGCTGCATGGGTTGTACCTCCGGGCCGCGTGCGTCTCGCAAACGCCAAGCCCGGAACGCACGTGGCTTTCTACTATGCCGAAGCATTCGGCAAGGATAAGGCTTTCCCGAGAGAAAGCACCGTGGATTACTACGGGCGTAACTACGCCCTCCCGCTGCCGGCCTACGAGGACGACGAATTCGTGCTGCCCGGCAAGGTGGACACTGCCGTGTACAACGCAGTGAACAATCGCATGAACGCAGCGTTCTACGGGCCGACCAAGGTCCTCACTTCCTTCAAAGCAGTCAGCCCCGTTGAGGTAGTGCAGGCTGCACAGACGGCGCTCGAACAAGTGCAGGCCGTGAACGGCCAGTACTCGCTGAGTGGAATACCGCGAGAAGTCAAGTTCGCAGTCACCTGCAAGGACCGCGTACAGACCCTCAGTGCGGTGTGCCGCGTTCCCTCCGTCAACGGCATGAATGTCGCGCTGTCGTTCCCGGACCACGCCAAGGCAGTGGAGTTCGCTCGCCTGTTCACGCAAGGGGCGGACAACAACATCCCGCAGGACGAGGCAGGTTGGACGGCGGCTATCGGCAAGACGTTCCGTTTTCGAGGTAACGACAGGGTAACCGGGACCGTGAAGCTGGTCGCAGTAATTCCGGAGGCGCGGAGCGTGCACGACAAACTCATCTTCGTCGTGCTCTACGGCAATCGTATCGGACAGGTCATCATGCGCGGCTTCGATGGTAAGAGCGCAGACAGTGCGTACGATATCCACAGCATCTAAGCTGCTGTGGCGGGAGGGCTTGCTTCTCCCAGCCATCGCCCAAGTGTTTCTCTTCTACATCCTATACAGGAGTTTCTCATGAGCATCAACGACAAAATCGAAGCGCTGAAAAAACAACTCGCGGAACTCGAAGCGGCCAAGGCGGCAGCGTCGGCTGTACAGATCGGCAACGTGGTCACGTTCCCGTTCGGCCGTGGCGAATCCAAGACGACCAAGCAAGGCGTCATCGTCGGCGTGTCGCCGGACGGTAAGCAGGTCCGCATCATCACGGGTGACGGCTTCACGACCGAAGCGCTGACCGCATACCGCAGCCAGTGCGAGAAGGTGGAGCAGGCCGAGGTCCCGCCCGTGGCAGAGGCAACACTCAACGAGGCAAAAGAGGACGCGGCAGCCGCGAGCAAGTTCGAGCAGCAGCAAGCAGAGGCAGCCGCAGAAGGCGCAGCGAACGTGGCCGCAGCGGCATCCGTGAAGGCCACGCTGTCCCTCGACGACGACCTTCCCATCTAAGGAGCACGCATGACGACCAAGACCGCAATCATCCGAGCCATCTACCCGCTCACGAACGCCCTGAGCGAGAGTCTCGAAGTGCTTGAAGGCAAGACAATGCGAGTGTCGGCCAACGTGCGATCGTACCTCCACAAGCTCCTGTGGTCGCTCGAATTCAGCGTGGACAGCGCCGCCCGCGCCCTCGTGGCCGCGTCGGATGCAATCCAAGAGCGCCTCCGTGACGCACATCTCGCCGCAGTGACGGACGAGGCGCAGAAGCTCGTACAGGCCGCACAGGACGAAGCAAAGCGCGCGGTGGAGGATATCAACACTGCGATGGAGCGGGCCGCTATCCGCCACCAGAACGCGCTGAAACTGCGCCAGCAGGCCGACGACGTGCGCCGCTCGCACGAAGCGCTGACGAAGGAGAACTGATGCTCGACCCGGCCGGCTGGTTAGCCAAGGCGCAGGCGTTGCCAGAAGATGGCCGCGCCCGCGTAGGACACGACTGCGGGCCGGGGCGAGTGCTGGTCATCGAGCACAAGGCAGACGGGTGGCGGGCGCATTGTTTCCGCTGCTCGACTGAGCTAGGCGAGGGGTGGGTTCCGAAGCCCGCGCCATCGCTTGGCGAACGCATTGCCCGTCAGAGGCGATTACAGACCGCTGGTGCCGTTGCCAAGGCACGGGGCGGTCTGTGTATGCCTGAGGGTGAAGCAGACCCACAGCGCTGGCCTACGGCAGCGAGAGCGTGGTTGTACAAAGCAGGCATGAGCAACAAGGACATTCGAGAGTTCGGCGCGGTCTGGTCGCCGGACATGGAACGTGTGGTCCTTCCGCTGTATCAGAATGGCGTGCTCACGTACTGGCAGGCGCGGAATGTCGGGGTGGTGGACGACTACAACCCGAAGTACCTGAACCCACAGGTAGACCGCAACAAGCTGCTGTACAAGGGAGACTACGAGGATGTGGACATGCCCCTCGTAGTCACTGAGGACATTCTGTCGGCATGGAAGGTGCAGCGGGCGAGGTGCGCGGCGTGGTCCATCATGGGTACGTCGTTGTCGGAGGCGAACCTCGTCCTAGTTCTTCAAACGAAACAACCGATCGTATTGTGGCTAGACCCCGACCCGGCCGGCGATCGTGGTATGCGAAAGATGCAGCGCACGTTGAGAGCTTACGGCGTTGACGTGTGCAGGATCGACAGCGAGAGCGATCCGAAGTTACTCTCGCGCTACGAAATTAGGAGGTTGCTGAATGGCACTGGACGTTACGCTGCTTCAAACTTTGAAGAGGCGAGAACGCTATGGGTCGTTGATCCGGGTGGTGCCGAAGCACGTACTTGAAGGAAACACTCAGGTGATCCTTGAAAACTTCGGGCAGTTCTTTCGAGAGCATCCCGAGGTTGAGGTCATCACGATGGACAACTTCAAGACGTGGTTCCACCTCAAGCACCCGAAGGACGACGAGAACAAGCGAGCGGCCATCGACACCATGCTGAATCTCGTGACCGGCACGCCTGACCCCTCGGCAGAGGCCGGCATCCTCGAACGGCTGCTCGCGGCCAAGGCATCCGCCGACGTGATGAGCATCGTAGAGAAGTTCAACGACGGCGAAGATATCGATCTGTACTCCGCGCTGCGCGGCACTGTCGAGTGGATGGAGACGCAGACCGCGAAGAAAATCCGGGTGCCGTGGGTGCAAGACAGCATCCACGACATTCTCAACGAGGACCGAAATGATGCAGGGTTGCACTGGAGACTCGACGCGCTCAACACAAGTCTACGTCCACTTCGCGGCGGGGACTTTGGAATCGTTGCCGCGAGACCTGATCGAGGAAAGACTACGTTCACTGCTTCCGAAGTCACCTTCATGGCCGCGCAGTTCGACGCCTACTACGGAGTGGACCACGGGCGGCATGTCGTCTGGTTCAACAACGAAGGCCCCGGCAAGCGCATCAAAGCCCGCTGCTACCAAGCTGCGTTAGGCAAGACGACGCGGGAGCTTGTCGAGATGGACAGAGAGACACTCGACGCTGCGTATGCGAAGGCGATAGGTGCGGACGATCGGATCCGCATCATGGACGTGCATGACTTCTACAGCTACGAGGTAGAGGACATTCTCAAGCGCGTCAAGCCGGGGCTGGTGATCTTCGACATGATCGACAACATCAAGTTCGGAGGCGAGGTAGGCAATGGCGGGCAGCGCACGGACCAGCTTCTCGAAGCGATGTACCAGTGGGCGCGCGTACTCGGCGTGAAGTTCGACACGCCGGTGCTCGCCATGTCGCAGATCAGCGCAGACGGTGACGGATTGCAGTATCCGACGTTGCCGATGCTGAAAGATAGCAAGACGGGCAAGCAGGGCGCAGCAGACTTCATCGTCACGCTCGGCGCGGTCAACGAGCCGATGTACGAGAGCAGCCGGTGGATCGGCGCGACGAAGAACAAGCTAGCCAAAGAGGGCGCACCGAAATCTCCGTGCGCTGAGGTTCAATTCGACGGGCAACGCGCCCGTGTCACTATGCCGGGAGGTTAGCATGGCGGGTGTATTCAAGACGAAGCGTGAGAAGATCATCGAGCGCGTGAAGGTGCACGCTAAGGAGATGGTCCCGACCGGTACGATGCACTTCTTCGGTGATGGCACCGACGAGGATTGGCTCGTGCTACTCGACCCGTGGAGCGGCGACGTGGAGGACGTGCTGGACCTCATGGACATGTACGCGGAACTCGGCGGCAGCGGGCCGGAGAAGGCAGACCCGGACAGCGTGGGCGACGGATGGCGCAGTTACAAGACCGACAAGTTCGCCGGTGAGGACGGAGAGGTACGGCCGCTGAACTTCATCCTCTGCGTGGACACGGAGTTCTACCAGAAGATGAAGCGTGCGACGGAGCATGTCAAGAGGCTGGTGGACAGCAGTGAGGAAGCAGCCAAGATGTACCGCAACCGAGAGACGCGAGTGCGCGCGTTCCGCAGCATCGTGGGCCGCTGATGAAGGCTTTCTTCATACGCCGAGACGGCGGGCATGACTCCAACGTGACGGGCTACTGGCTGATCGAGTGGAAGCGGGTTTTCAGCGTCGCCCTGCTGCGGTTTTCGGACGGGGCGCGGGACTGCTATCACAGCCACGCGTTCAACTGCGTGTCGTGGGTACTGCGCGGCCAACTGGATGAGGATCGCCTCGTTCATGGACACAGCGTGTGGTCGGTATTCGGGCCGAGTATGTGGCCGATTGTCACGACCCGGAACAACCTGCACCGAGTACATAGCCAAGGCACGACATGGGTACTCACATTCAGAGGACCGTGGGTTGAACTCTGGCATGAGTTCAAGGCCGGACGATTCGTCACACTCACTCACGGAAGAAAGGAGGTGGTATGAGCATCACCTACGAGGTGCTCGCGGACTTCGCCGTCACCGATGACCACAGCAACCAGTCGTACCAGACTGAGTTCACGATCCGCACAGGTGAGTCAGACAGGATGTGGATCGAGCAGGAAGGCGTGTTCAAGTACGAGCCGGCCTCCCAAGTTTATCTGGACGAGGCAGGTATCCGCACTCTCGCGGAGGTCACGGCGCGACTGGTCGCCATCATGGACGGGAGGGTGCATTGACTATTCCGCAAGGATTCAAACCAACGCTCGCGGTAGCCGCTGACGGCTACCCCGGCCCCGGCTACGTCAGCCCGAAGATCGACGGCGTGCGCTGCTTCGTGTTTGATGGCGTGGCGTACGGCCGTAGTGGCAAGCCGTTCAAGAACAAGCACGTGCAGGCATGGGCGCACAGCAACCAAGACATTCTCGAAGGGCTCGACGGAGAGATCGCGTTCGGGGAGCTGAACAGCCAGAGCCTGTGCCGAGACACCACCGGATTCGTCAACCGGCATGACGATTGCCGGGACTTCTTGTTCGTTGTGTTCGACTACTACAACAAGGACAGTGAGGTTAAGGAGAAGTACTGCGAGCGCATCGCAGAACTCCTAGACTGGAGAAGCGTGTTCCCGGGCAATACGCGCATCATCCCGACGCTGTACGTGCAGACGGAGGACGCATACGACGCAGCCGAAGCTATCTTCGTGGACGACGGCTACGAGGGCATGATGTGGCGTCGAGGTGACGCACCCTACAAGTGCGGACGCAGCACCCTGCGTGATAAGGTGCTGTTGAAGGTCAAGCGTTTCGAGGATCGGGACGCATTCATCTACGGTTACGAGGAAGCAGAGCACAATGAAAACGAAGCAACCCGAGACGCGTTCGGACGAACTGAGCGCAGATCATTGGCTGAGGGACGACGAGCAGCGGGCCGCGTGGGAGCGCTACTGGCTATCGATCTGGAATCGGGCACGCGGTTCCGAATCGGAATCTTCCGAGGCGTCACCATCGCCGAGCGCGAAGCTTGGTTCGTAGACCCGAAGTCAATGGGGTTCTTCTGCAAGTACAGCAAGATGGTGCACGGCGAGAAAGACAAGCCGCGACATGCCACGTTCCTGACGTGGCGTGCTGAGGTAGACATTGACGACGAACTGCTGGCGAAGTTCCTCAACGAACACGACGGGCATCGAGAGATTCGTACGCGGCACTTCTGATTCGGTAGAGTATCTAGGACTAGTAGTAGATATTCTTAGGTACTCTTATCATATCTGTACAGGGGATTTATATACAAGATGATTCAGTAGACTATCTAGGCGAGGATACATGAGTAAATACGTTGTGTGGGACTTGGAGACAACAACCAAGTCCCTGTTCAAGCGAAAGGCTTCACCCTTTGAAGTAGAGAACTTCGTTGTGGCATCTGGCTATCGACGGCAGGGTGAGCAAATCTTTGGTGAGTACTACGGCAAAGGCAAGAAGCCCTTTGACTGGTTCACCAAACTCCTCAAAGACACGAAGTTTCTCGTTGGCGTGAACATCAAGTTCGACCTGCTCTATGCTCTGCGCGAGCCGCAGAACTTGGAAGCGTGGATGGAGTTCGTAGCTAACGGTGGAACTGTGTGGGACTGCCAGCTAGCAGAGTATCTGCTCGAAGGGCAAGACCCGCGATTCCACATGTGCTCGATGGACAGCATGGTCGAGCGATACGGCGGCAACCTCAAGAACGACGAGGTGAAAGCGCTATGGGCGTCAGGTATCGACACGATCGATATCGATCCTGACCTGCTCATGTCGTACCTCGTCGGCACGGATGACGTACACGGAGACATCGGCAACACCGAACTGATCTTCGTCGGACAGTTCCAACGGGCGCGTGAGCAGAAGCAGATGCGCTCGATCTGGCTTAACATGGGCTCGCTGCTGGCGACGACAGAGATGGAGCGCAACGGGCTATACGTTGACAAGCCGTTGGGCCTGCGCCTCGCGTCCGAACTCGAAGAGGAACTCAAGCGTATCACTGAGGAACTCGGCGCGTACCTTCCGGACAATCTCCCGTTCGACTTCAACTGGAGCAACCGCTACCACCTCTCGCCGCTGATCTTCGGCGGCACGATCAAGTACAAGGACCGTGTCCACCAAGTAGATGACGACGGGAAGCCCGCGTACTACACGAAGGACGAGGTGCACGTTCTGCTGACGGATGGTTCATCGGCCGAGCTTACGGCGTACACACTCCAGCTTGAGGCGGGAGTGGACACGCTAGTGCTTCCGCAGCGATTCGCAGGCGGAAAGAACAAGGGCGAAATCAAGACCAAGAAGGTCAAGGTCCCTGACTTCGATCGTCCGAAGTTGAAGTGGGAAGAGAAGCTGTACCAGTTCCCCGGCTTCACCGAACCGCGTAAGGAGTGGGCGTCGAGCACGCCGGGGCTGTACTCCGTCAAGGCGGACGTGATTGATGAACTCGCGAACCGAAACATTCCGTTCCTCAAGACTCTCGGCCGAGTGGCGACGTTGACGAAGGACCTCGGGACGTACTTCATCACGGTAGACAAGGAAGGCAACTACACGGGGATGCTTACGCTGGTCGGGATCGACAGCATCATCCACCACAGCATCAACCACACGAGCACGGTTACGGCGCGATTCTCTGCGTCGAACCCGAACTCGCAGAACATCAGCAAGGGCACGCTCAACAACTCGGATGACGTGTACGACGAAGAGAACGGGGTGCCGGACGGATCGCAGATCAAGCGCGTGTTCGTCTCCCGCTTCGAGGGTGGGTCGATCATTCAGGACGACTTCACCGCGCTGGAGGTGTACATCCAAGCGCTGCTGACGGGATGCGTGGGGCTCAAGGCAGACCTGAAAGCGGGCAAGGACATGCACTGCGTGCGTGTCTCGCAGAAGGAAGGCATCACATACGAGGAAGCACTGGAACGATGCGTGACGAATGCAGAGGCCGCGTGGAAGAAGAAGCGCACGGAAGCGAAGGTGTTCTCTTTCCAGCGAGCTTACGGCGCAGGGGCAGTCAAGATCGCCGCCTCCACCGGTATGAGCGAGTCCGACGTGAAGGACTTGATCGCTGCGGAGGAATCGAACTGGCCGGAGTTGAAGCAGTACAACGTCGACAAGATGGAGCGCATCAAGAAGTCGCGCACACCTACGTCGATCTTCGTCCCGCACCCGGAACGTCCCTCGATCCAATGTCAACTTGGTCGTGGTTTCAGCGTGACGCCCGACGGGAAAAGGTACTCATACCGCGAGTCACCGACACCCCTCGCATTCGTCAAGCCCGGGCAAGGCTTTACCTCGTTCTCGCCGACCGAGGTAGCGAACTACGAGGTGCAGGGTGCGGGCGGTGAGTGGGCGAAGGCCGCGATGTGGCTGGCGGTACGTGCGTTCTACAAGGCGAAGAACTTTGGCGGGCGCGCTCTGCTGGTCAATCAGGTTCACGATGCACTGTACGTTGACTCGGCTGAGGACGTTCGTATCAAGGCGGCAGCAACGTTGCACGCCGCGATGCTCGGCGCGAACGAGTTCATGGAGTGGTTCTTCGACTGGAAGGTAGACGTGCCGGTGCCGGCCGTCGCGTCGTACGGTCGCAACATGATGGAGGAACTGTCCTTCCCGGAAGGATTCGACACACTGGCCCGCAAGATTCGGTTGCGTCTGCGCGAGCTTTATATGAGCAACTACACCCCTTCGTTTGAACTGTAATAGGAGCACTACACGCATGGCAAATCTCGACGCACTGAACGCAGCCCTCGAAACGCAAGCAGACATGAGCAAGCCGGAGACGGCATCGGGTGGTGGCTACACGCCGCCGGCAGCAGGTATCGCACGAGCACGTATGGTCGGCTACTACGAAGTCGGTCAGCACGAAGAGGACGAGTTCAACGCACAAGGTCAAAAGACCGGCAAGAAGCGTTTGAAGCACAAGGTGCACCTCGTCATCGAACTGTCCGGCCCGAAGCACGAGCCGCGCGAGTTCGAGAAGGACGGTGTCAAGACGGTGACCCCGCACCGCATCACGATCAAGGAGACGTACGAGCCGGGCAAGGCACCGCACATCAAGTCGAACTTCTACAAGCTGTTCACGAAGCTGAACGTGGCGACCGGTGGCAACGCGAAGCACATGGCGCAGCTTCTGGACAAGCCGTTCCTCATCAAGATCTTCCACAAGGAAGTCGGCAGTGGAGAGACGAAGCGCGTCTACGCCAACGCCAAGGGTCCGGACGGCTACGTTATCCTGCCGACCGTCGGCAAGAACGCGGACGACAGCGACTACAGCATCGCAGTTGCTCCGGCCCTCTCGCCGATCAAGTACTTCCTGTTCAACCTCGCGGACAAGGCGATGTGGGATTCGATCTACATCGACGGCGAGATTCCGGCACGCACGGACGATGACGGCAAGGTGATCGCACCGGCCCGCAGCCGCAATGTCATCCAGAACCTCATCAAGTCGGCAGCGAACTTCGCGTCCTGCCCGATCGCCACGCTGGTGGACACCGGGAAGGAACTCGACCTAGGCGACGCAGAGAAGCCGACACGCAGCGAAGCCCCGGCCCCGAGCGAGCCGAAGCAGAGCGCGGCCCCGACGGAGTTCGATGACGACGATATCCCGTTCTAAGCAGGAGGGCTGATGAGCGTTGACCTCTCAGCCTTGGACCTGACGGACATGCGCCGCGCTGACATCACGTCAGGCGGCGCGGTCAAGAACGACAAGGTGCTGCACATCGACGGGGATTATCTCGCGTACTTCTGCGCCGGCAACGACGACACCCCCACGGGTGTGGCTCGTCGCACGCTACTGGAGAACGTCGAGATTTCCCTCGGCATGACGGGCTGTCGCAAGGCCGTCATGCACCTCTCACACCGCGCCACGAACAAGGCGCACCGCTACGAGATTGCCACGGTGAAGCCGTACCAAGGGCAGCGTAGCAGCGGCAGGCACCCGAAGAACTGGGAGTACCTGCGCGACCTCATGGAGTCATACGATGGTAAGGAATTCCAACCGTTGCTGTGGACTACTCGCGAAGCCGATGATGGGTTTGCCCTCGTGGCTGCGGAGACTGATGCAGTCTTTCGTTACCGCGACAAGGACATGCGCATGCTACCCGGCACCCACCTCGAATGGGAGTCGTTCGAGTTGGTGGCCGTGGCCCGCGCTGCCCCCGGTGCAGCCATCGCCGAGTACGACGTAGTATCCGGCAGCGGGCTGCAATACGGAACAAAGTGGTTCTGGTTGCAGATGCTGCACGGAGACACTGCGGACAACATCCCCGGCCTGCCGAAGATGCTCAACGCTGCGGGCAAAGAGAAGCCCGTAGGTGAGGTCACGGCTAAGGCTATCCTTGAAGGAGCAACGAACAATGCCGAAGCGTACCAGCGCGTGGCTGGAGTGTATCGAAGCTATTACGGCGATGCCGCGTACGATGCGATGGCCGAGCAAGCGGGCCTTCTGTGGCTTCGCACTGACCGTGCTGCTTCTGTCCGCAATGCTGGTCGATTATTCACTGCGGTCGAGATGACGGCAGCCTTCCAAAGACTCGAACAACGTGTAAAGGAGGCATACGATGCGGCTCACAACCTCGATGCTCAAACCGAAGCGTAAGCAGTTGCTTGCAGCGCAAGGTGGTGTCGATCCCATCACGAAGTGGACTATCGATCCCGACAACGCGGTGCTCGACCACTGTCACAAGCACGGCTGGATTCGTGCAACACTCGGCCGCTGGAACAACGGCGTGCTCGGCAAGATTGAAAATTGGGCCAACCGCCTCGGCGCGGACCCTGCAACTGGAGAACGCCTTGAACCTTGGACCTATCTTCGAGCAATCGCGGATTACCTCGAACTTCACAGCCAGTCCCAACACAACGGGCTCCTGCACAGCACCCACCGAACCGAACGGGAAAAGCGAGACCTTGCAAACAAGCGTGCGCGCACTGCTCGTCGCAAAGCTCGGGCTGAGAACCGAAACGACGCAGGAGATTCGTGAGGACCTTCCCGGTCGTGGGGAGATAGTCGACACGCTGGACCTGTACGTCGGAACTGATCCGAAGAACACGTTTGTACTGCGTGCATCCAAGAGCTACCCGGTCGAGTTCAAAGACGACAAGGGCTTCCAGCACTACCAGAAGTTCGAACTGCGTCGCATGGTAATGCGCGAGCTTGAGCGTCACATCTTCGGAGAATAAATGACTGCACGAAAGAAGCGCATGCCGCGTATCCTGTTCCTCGACATCGAGACTGCGCCGCTGATGGCGCACATCTGGTCGATCTGGCAGCACGGCGTCGGACTCAACATGCTCGACCTCGACTGGTCGATCCTCTCGTTCTCTGCGAAGTGGGCGAACGATCCCCGCATCCACTACTTCGACACGTTCCGACAGCGGGACAAGCGCGATGACACGAAGCTCGTCAAGCGGCTGCACAAGCTGTTCGATGAGGCGGATATCGTGGTCGCCCACAATGGCAAGAAGTTCGACGTGCGTAAGATTCAAGCGCGCTTCATTCTGCTCGGCCTCAAACCGCCGTCGCCGTTCAAGGTGGTGGACACGCTGCTCGAATCGCGGAAGAACTTCGCGATGACCAGCCACAAGCTGGAGTACCTCACGAACAAGCTGTGCAAGACCAAGAAGCTGACGCACAAGCAGTTCCCCGGCTTCCTGCTGTGGGACGAGTACCTCAAGGGCAACCCGGCAGCGCAGAAGGAGATGCAGGTCTACAACGAGGTGGACGTACTCTCGCTCGAAGAACTGTACTACATCATCCTGCCGTGGATGACGGGTCATCCGAACATCGGCGCGTACATGGACCCACAAGACGGGCCGGTGTGCGATAAGTGCGGCAGCACTCACGTGATCCGCAAGGGAACGCGGACTACGCAGGTCGGCGTGTACGCTCGTCTGCAATGCCAGACGTGTGGTGGATGGGGCCGGGGCCGCTCAATGGAGAACAGCCGCGAGCATCGCAAGAACCTGACGATCAGCTAAGGAGCAGCATGCCAAAAGAACACACAGCAGGCAGCAACTGCGGGGTCTGCCTAGGCCCATGCGCCTTCCGCCCACGCCCGTGGATCGTTACGGGCGAGGCCAACGCCGAGGACCGGATGCGGGCTCAGTTAGATGAGCACCGTAGACGCCAAGCGGAGAGAGAGTTCGAGGTAGTTAAACACCCGTGGCTTTTCGCTGGCGTCAAGGCGACACTCAACGACTCGGAATCGCCCTCGGTAGGTGCGCCCGAAGTTGTGGACGAGGCACACAGCAAGGCGGCGAAGGTGGACGTGAACTTTCTGTTCCAGTTCCCCAAGGCCCTAGAGGCCGTGGCGAAGGTGCTGGAGTTCGGTGCTGAGGGTAAGGAGTACGCATGGCGGCACTTCACCACGCTGCCGCTCGACAAGCAACGGGCGTCGCTCACGCGGCATCTGCTGGCTACCGGAGAGAAGCACGACGGCAAGGACGACGAGTCGGGTATGCTGCACGCCGTGCACGCTGCCTCTCGGGCGTTGATGTATCTCGAATCGATCCTGACAAAGGAGGACTGATGGACAAGTTTTTGAACCTGATCGAATGCGCGATGACGACCGGCAACAAGGGCCGGGCAGTGGACCACATGCACACGGCGCGAGCCGCGCTATCGCCGGAGGACTTCGACACGCTCTGCGAAGTGTGCGCGGCGGAATACAACCTCGTGTGGTAATCAGGGAGAACAGATGAATCAGGCGAAGCTGGAGAAGGAAATGCGCGAATCGGGCATCGAGCGCGCACGGGCGATGATCGAACGGAACGAAGAGAAGGGCCGGGCGGAAACGAACCCGTATGCGCAGGCGCTGTATCGCCGCTACCTGCTCCCGCTCGCCGAGGCCATCAAAACGGCTCAGGCGGGCTCGGGCAAGCCCGGTCGACGCAAGGCACACGTCGCCCTCATCGAAGCCCTTGACGGGGCTGTGGCGGCGTCTATCACGGTTCGTGAGGTGCTGAACAAGCTACTCGCTCAGGAGTCGCACTCCGACGCGAAGTCGATCGCCCGGAACATCGGGGTCACTGTACAGCGCGAGATGGCGCTGCAGGTGATGAACATCGAGCAGCCTGATTTGCTGTGGGACGTGCAGCACGATCTGGATCGCCGGCACAGCAAGAATGCCCGGCACCGCTTCAACGCGGTTGCTGGTGCGGCGCGTAATGCTGGCGTGGAGATGCTTTCGTGGGGGCCGGCCGAGCGCGAGACGCTCGGCCTGTTCCTGCTGGAAGAGCTTCGCAACACCGGCATGATCCAGATCGAGCCGCACACAGAGACGAGATTCAAGAAGGTCAACACAGTGTTTATCGCCTACCTCAGCGACGATGCGCGGATGCTGATCGGCAACATCAAGGAGGCTGTCGAGCTTTCCATGCCCTACGCGCTGCCGTTCATCGAGCGGCCAAAGGACTGGACTGCGTTCAACGACGGCGGGTATCACACGATGGAGATGCGGACGGCCGCGCCGTACTGCCTCCAATACCGACGAGCAGACCGTCAGACGGTTTCGATGTACAAGGAGTACCCCGAGTACACCGCGAAGCTCCGGAGCGCCCTGAACGCCCTGCAAAGCGTCCGGTGGCGCATCAACGGCGACATGCTCGACGTGATCGAGGAAATCAGCCAGCGGATCGACACGGACGAGATTCTGATGCAGGCCGAGATTCCGAAGCCGCCCCGGCCGCACTGGCTCACGGACGAGATGAAGAAGGAGACGATGAACCCGGAGCAACTGACGGAGTTCACGCGGTGGAAGCGCGAGCTTGCCGAGTGGTACACGGAGTGCAAGTTGCGGTTCACGAAGTGGGGCCGTTTCGGTACGGCGATGCGCGTCGCTCGCAAGTTCCGCGAGTACGAGGCGATCTACTTCATGTATCAGGCGGATTTCCGAACACGGGCCTACGCGATTACGACCG